AAAAGAGAGGAAAGGTATCCATTCCCATCTCCTTTAATTAGTTTATTATATACCGATTTACCAAAGGTGTATTTATATTTAAGCAAACCTTATTGATTCAATATTAATACATCATCCTTAAGTGAATATAATATTAATATAAAGGTATGCTTTGTTTAAATGAAAAGAGTTATAATATCAGACACTCACATAGGGACAAAGTTCTATAAATCTAAAGAGCTTTTATCGTTTATAGAATCAGAAGATTTTGACGAGCTTATTCTAGCTGGTGATATTATTGATTTTATTAAGATACCTGTATTCACAGAAAGATGTCTTAAAATATTGGAAAAAATTTCTCAATTTAAAAAAGTAATATATGTAATTGGAAATCATGACGATGCTCTTTTAGGCGTTGTTGGAAAAAAAGTTCTAGGAATTGAATTTACAAAGAGATATGATTTCGAAGAGAATGGAAGAAAGTTTAGAATTGAACACGGAGACATGTATGAAAAGGGAGCTTTAGCAAATAGAGTTTTTGTTAAATTTCTTTCAGTTATTCAAAATATGCTAGAGTTTACTTTTAACTTTGACTTTACGACATGGTGGACAGAGATTCAAATTAAAAAGCATAAACTAAGAAGTATTATCAATATTCTTCGCCACCACCCGAAGATTGATGTATTCATTATGGGTCATACTCACATACCAGAGGCTTTAATCTGGGTTGATGAAGATCAAAACATTAAGACCTATATCAACGCAGGTGACTGGGTCACTCACCAGACCTATGTCACTGTTATTGACGGAGTGGCTAGATTAAGAAAATTTGAAGGCTAGGGTATGTTAAATCTCCTAACTGCCTGATCCATTGTCAAGTTTATACCCGGCAATGGCTGTCTCATCCCGTACTCTCCGATTGCACCGAGATCATCTGCCCACTGATTAAACCTAGCAATATCCGATACACCTTGTTGTGAAAATGCATCAGATATGGATTCAATTTTAAAATCAGGCAGATACTCTGTTATAAATGCTATTCCTGGACCGTCAACAAGGCGATCTAGTTCATTTAGTTGATCAGCAAGGGGTTGAAGGTGTGATGGATTTGTTTTAGCCCCATGAGATGTTTTGACAAAATATATCGTTGGAGGCAATAGCGCGCCATCACGGGTGACGAGATCATCTTTAATTGCTATACCGTTCAAGTGTAACCAATTACTTGTATACATTCCAAACTCGTCAGCGTTTGTCCCACTACTCTTGTAGAACATATATGTCTTACCACTTCTGTCCTTAAGTGCAACTATTTGATGTGCTCCGGATTGTGCACGATCTCGCCCTTGAAGTATCCAGAGCTTTGCATCTCCCCACGGCAATCTAGAAGCAACTGATGCTATATGAGCTCCAGCCCTTGGATCTGATTTTCCGGCTCTGGATTGACCTTGACCTCTTGGTGTACCTGGCTCTGCCTTTACAACGCGGCCAGAACTAGTAACTCTATGACCTCGACCTGGATTTATATAGTGGGATCCCCCAGGCTTCTTTGCAGGAGCTTTAATTGTTCTATTGTTTTCAGCTGCTTCTCTAGCAATATCCTTAGCTCTATCAATGTTTCTACTTAAAGTTGTAAAAGCTTCATCTGAAATCTTTCCAGAATCCTTAGCCGCCTTGGCCGCCCTTCTAGCTTTTGCAACCCTTGCAACTGCAGCACCTGCACCCAGGCCTGCAGCTGAACCGGCAATAACAAGAGCAGCAGATTCGTTATCACCCTCTAGAACATATATAAAAGAATCTACAAGATCTGTTATAATTGTCGGGTCTGCAACAGATATGCCAGCCAAGGCCCAGTGAACTGCATCAATCTGATCCTGTGCGGATATCTCAACTCCCTTGCCTAGCTCGCCAGACGTAAATCTTGCAGAACCCACATCCATCGATTGTTCTAGTAAAACATTGCGAATAATACTTCTAAGTCTTGACTCCGATATTAACATTCATGATCCTATTTCATAGTCTGGAATTTCTGGAATTTCTGGAATTTCAACTGTATCTATTGCACCAGGTATTTCGCAAGGTATGCACATGTGATATCCCCACCATGTTCCAGCTGCAGGCCCAGGATATCCGTCAATATATACCTCTCTACTGGGTCTCACTGTTAGCTTAAACTCCATAAAATTAACTTTTGGAGCATCAGTTATATCAACAAACGCAGGAATAGGAGATTCTGCAACAATAGTGTACCACCTATCTGTATCATCAATGTTTAATGATGGTAATGAAGGATGCATCATCCATTTTTTAATATGTCTTCTCTCATAAGAATTTGCCTGACGTGCATTTTTAATATTTTGAGCTGCTGTAAGCTGCTTATCAAAAATAAAAACTGGAAATCCACATCTAGGCTCATTTCCCTCACCCTGATATTCTGGATCCCAAAGATTTTGTACTATTGTTACTCTATAGTTCACAGACTGACATTCTTCCCATTTAAATCCTCTTTTAAGGTGTCCAAATTCTTCTGTCACTGCTGCGTACCTTCTAGTTTTATCCAAAACAGGGCAGTGGACTTCAACATAAACTTCTTTGTCATCCGGAGCGGGAATTGACTCTTCGGGCCCTGACGGTATACTTTCACTACCTGTATCTATAACGAGTTCAGAAATAATTTCTTCTTTTATTATCCTTTTAAGATTTTTAGATGTAATTTTCATGATAATAAATATATTGTATCACATATATTTACAATCACAAAGTGAAATATCTTGTGACTGATAGTGTACAATTATACACCCGTTTTCTTCTCCGATAATCTCAACACTTTCACCGTCTAATAAAACTTCATATATGCAATTCTCATCTCTGCTTATAGTCTCCCAAAAGCCGATGCCCCAGAGAGCATCCTGATTCTTTTCAATCAATAGCCCGTCTGAAGACAGAAGATAGCAGTTATCAATAGAAGAGACTGATGACAGCTCAAGCCACCTCTCAAGAAGATCATCATCAGTTACACAGTCATAGCTCTCGGGCTGATCTATGCATCCGATCAGAGCTGCCAAGAGCACTGCAAAAAGCATATTATCTTTTTTTGATACGAATGGCAACCGGGTCATAAGTGCCAAACACACGATCTAAGAATGGATAGGCACCAGAAAAATTTGCTTTAGGATTTCCGTAATGGTGACTCATATGATGCCTACCAGATCTTGTATCTGCTCCTACGTGTGCAGACCTGTGTCTGTATGCGTAGTATGCAAAAAAACTAGCCAGCCCTAGCGCAAATGCTGGGGTAACAAAAAAGAGGCCCGCTGCTAGCGCCCATATTAAGATATTGGCCCACCATGGAAAGAAAAAAGTCCCAGGATCATTAGGCCTTTGATGATGGCGTGTGTGTATTGATTTCCATCTTCTAAGAAGCGGATATTTTCCCAATGGTCCGTGAAATATATACCGATGAAAAAAATAGAACATGTAAGCACCAAATAAATGGCCTGTCACTAAAAGCATTAGTGCTGACATTAGCTCCATTAGTACCACCTATAATTAACTATACAGCATAATGAAACTTTTTTGATATTTTTTATATTTAGTCAGAGTCCGGATATATACTGTCAAATTCTGGGTGATTATTTCTAAAATCTCGGTATGCTTCTCTTGACTGTCTTGTTGAAGTTTCCCACCCGAAAAGATGGTTTCCAATATATCCCTCGTTGACCGGTATTGATCTCCATGTAGGAAGCTCCCACCATCTATTTCCCGTCGATGCAGAATTAGGATTAACAAAATGTGTTGCACCGTATGTAGGAGCATCTGGATTTTCAGGATCTACAAAGTCTGAAACAGTTACGCCGCATGCTCTTTGAAATTGAGCTCTCCTTATTGCTCTAATTGTAGCTACAGTGGTACCTCTCTGTGTGTGATCTGGATCTTGCTCATACACTAAATCTGGAGCAGTTCCACTATAATATGCAATAAAATCATCTTCATTGTTAAATCTATTATATCCTGAAAACTGGCCTGGCTCCCTAAGCTGATCTTCTACAGTGTTGAGTTCTTGAAATCCTATCTCTGCCCTCTTTCTAATTACATCATATATTGCACTCATTTCAATTTGACTATTTGGAGCTTCTGATGCCAATATTGCTGCCAGAAAAGGTAACGGGCAATTTCTAATAATATCAGCCTGCTGCTCTTTTAATAGCTCGCTCCTGATAAGCTTTCTTAATCTTTTCTCTTTAATAATCATCACTTTAATTATTCCCCTGCAAGAGACATTGCTCTATCATACGACTGTGTCTTTATATCGCTTAGCCTCTGAAGATATCCATTTCTTCTTAGTATTTTGAATGCAATATTTTTAGATGAATATATTCCTTTTTTTGAATCTAAGCCTGACTTTCTCATCTTTCTTATCTTATCTTTTATGCGCTCAGCCATCTTTTCAGCATCTAGAGGATCTTCTTGAGATATATTTTCAACATGATCAATTTGTCTTGCTATTAGAAATGCTTTCTTTCTTGCATCAGACTTATCTATTTCAACATCAATATCCTTTGTTGGAAAGTCAATCCACTCATTTCTTAAAAGAGAATACTTTCCAAGAGCTATATGTGGATCTCCAACGTTTTCAACATATATTTCAACTTCATACCCTAGTATCACTATTTCATGTTTAAGATTCCACACTGCTTGCTTTGCATTAAAATAATCTCTCACTAGCTCAATATCTTCGTTTATATTTTTAAAATTCATAACTATATGAAGATCAATATCTGAAAATTTTGACCAATTAAAGCTAGCAAGTGATCCTGTTAGTCTTATATCTTCTACTTCTGATTCAAATGGCAAGCTATCTACAAAATCATCAACTATTTCAACAAGTCTATTTCTTATCTCTTGTCTTATTACATCTTTGTCATCCCATATTTTTGGATCTAGTGACTCATGAATATCAAACCCGTCAACACTTATATCTCCAGGATCTAAATCTTTTACATTTATATGCTCAAAAATAAGAGATGCATTTTTTATTGCGTAGCTCATGATATATAATTATCTTCAAATTGTTGATTTTAGCCACTGATGATAATCATTTAATGCATGATCTTTGGGAGCTACATTTTTCCAATCACCGATGCAAAATATTCTATAAGCATCAGATCCATACTTTCCTATCCCGTAGAGAACTTCTGGACTATCTTTCCAGTCTTTATTGATATAATCATTGGACATTCTAACAAGTGAATTGGAGCGTCTTTCAGACAGTCCTAGCGGCTTTATCATTTTCTGTATTTCTTTTTTACATGCACCAGATGCAGATTTAGCATCTGGATAAATATCAAAAAATTTCCACATATAGGGTTCTGCGTCAACCCTTCTTGTTAAATTACAAAATATACAAGCTACGAATATTTTCCACGGATCATTCCAGAGATGTTCTTGGATTAAATTGTAAGGTGATTTGGGTGGTATCCATGCCATATAGAATTATATTAAACACTATATTTCTTTACATAATCACTTTATATCTTTTAATATTTTTGCTATGTCTAGACCAGCACAGTCAATTTTATTTTTTGTCTGGTGGTAATGACTAACAAATCCTTTAAAATTACACTTAGCAACTTTTGATTCATACTGTGTACTTGTTAAAAAATCTAAATTTCCTGACTCAGGTGCTTTATATGGTATATCATATGCTTTGTGACATGCTTTCCACAGCGCTTTGAGTGCTTCAATTTGAACCGGATAGAATCCTAAAAATGGTTTTTTCTTATTTCCATGAACCCATGCATCTTCAACTATAGGCCTTTCTCCAAATCCGTTTCTTGAATACCAGCTTTGATATTTTGTATAATAAGCATTTGAAATTTCTACACCGATAGAGCATCTATTGACTGATCCTGCATGCCAAGCTGCATGCTGTGTATCTAATATCTGGTAAATTGTTCCATCATTGTCTATACAAAAATGAACAGACACGCCCCTGTTATTTAAAACTTTTACGCAAGACTCTGAAGAAAGACAAACGTCCCAGTGATTTACAAACATCTTTACATCTCTAGCCTCTTTTCCACTATAGTTGTAATAGTTTCCCGGGTTTATTTTCATGCCACCTTCCTCAGACCATAGGACGACATTTTCCCATTCTATTTCAAAAAATTTTGAATTACATACAATAAAGCTATGCTCTTTCTTTTTTGGACAGTATATTTTATAATCATCAATTTTTGACTCTCTTTCAGTCCATACTCTTCTATATGTAGATGGACCGCACAATCCGTCTTCTTTCAACCCGTATTCTCTTTGCCATTTTTTTATTGCTTTGACTAAATCTTCATCATGATAAGATTCACCAAACCACTGTGGAGTCCAACCTAAAGAATCTGCTGAACTTTTATTATAAAAAACTTTATCAATTGCCATCTTCTTTACCTTTTTTAAATTTTTCTTTTACTTTTTCTCCAATGGGAATTGATTCACCGTCTCCATCTATTCTTACAAAAACCATGTCAATACCAACAACCTTTCTCTGAGATCCGTTGTAAACACTGTGTCTTCTAGCTTCTAGCTTTATTGTAATGGAAGTATTTCCAACATCTACGACTTTTCCGTATATTTTTATAATTTGTCCTGGTCTAACTGGTTTCTCAAAAACAACTGCTGAAATTGACTTTGTAACCATTCTCGGTGTGTCGCATGCTTCACATGCAAAAATTGCTCCTGCTTCGTCAAGCCACCCAAGCATAGTTCCACCAAAAAGATTTCCATGAAATCCTACATTACTGGTTTTACAGATATGTGTTGAAATTAACTGCACAGTTACTCCATTTCTATATCAACTTCAACTTTTATAGATAGCTTAGGTATTCTTAATTGGTTTGCAATCCCATGTTTTTTAGCTTCTTCGGGATCTAAAAACCAATCAGCATGCTTCTTTTTATCTACTATCTTTAAAAAATAATCATCTTTCTTTCCGCAATTTCTAGCCATCATTGTATAAATCTTTTCATTAAGTCGATCAGCTTCTGCTGCACTTGCCTTAAGCTCTTCAACTTTTCCGAAATCCATACTGCTAACATCGTGAATCATAACAGTTGCATCTGGATCCATAAACCTCAGGCCTTGTTCACCAAATGTAAAAAGAACTGCACCGCAAGACATTGCTTTCCCTTCTACAATTGTAGCAATTGGAATCTCTGCATGCCTTATTGCGCTAATCATACTCATCAAACTGTATACCTGGCCCCCGTAAGAGTCAATAACAACTGGAATTACTTTTTGACCTGTATTATGTGCTAGTGCCATTTGATCTTGAAATTCTTTTGCAGATTTTTCATCAAACTTATTAACCCTAATAATTACAGGATTTTTTCTCAACTCTACTTCTTTTATTAAAGAAGATATTTTACTTGTCCATATCATTTTATATTTCCTATCCACATTTTGCATATCCACATGATAGACATGTAGCACACCCCTCTTGGTATACTATATTACATAAATCTTTTGATTCACAATTACAATCAATGTTTCCATTACTTACTTTTGTTCCATCTGCAATGTATTTCTTTAAGCATCTTGCTATAACTCTTGAAAATGAAAAAAGTTCTTGCTCTTTGTCTTTTTGAAGCTGTTCACAAACATAGTGAACAGGTGCACCATGTCTTAATGCAAGAGAAAGAGTTCTCGTAAAAGCTGAGTGATTTGGATTATCGAACACAGTTGATATATCTTTTATAACAACTTCGTCTCCATTTTCTCCAAATCTTAAATCATATTTTGAATTCATAGATTTTCTTGGTCTTTTAATAAGAACACCTGATTTATATTTTTTTGGTATTTCAACATATTCAGATTTTCCTCCAAATATTTCGTACGGTCTACCTTCCATAAGACCAATTATAATCGTCCATGGTTCTCCTGATATTGTTGCCTGATGTATATCACAATTTAACTCTTCAGGTCTTTTCGGAGCTGTGTTAGATTTAAACCCTAATTCTCTATCCTGGGACTTATCATCATTTCTTATAAGAACACCTGACCTAGATCCGTCCCTATACACAGTAATTCCTTTACAACCTAGCTCCCAGCCAGTCATATAAACATTCTTTACAGTTTCAATATCTACATCTTTTGGAAGATTTGTTGTATTTGATATTGCATGACATACCCATTTTTGTGCTGCAGCCTGCATTTTAACTTTGGCGACCCAATCGATCTCATTTGCAGTTGACCCTGCATAAGGACTTATATCAACAAGCTTTTCATTGCTCATCGTTTCATATTCGCTAGCGTCTAAAGTGTCCATCCACATCTTAAAGCCGTGGTGATAAACTTCATATTCCTGCCACATGTCTCCAACACTATCTATAAAATCTACTCTTCCATCTTCGTTTACATTGCTAATTTTTTTTCTTCTAGTATATGACAATAAAAACGAAGGTTCAATTCCAGAAGTTGTTTGTGTCATTGTAGACACAGATCCTGCAGGTGCTGTTGTTGTTAAAGATATATTTCGTCTTCCCCATCTAACATTCATATCCCAAAGCTCAGGATCTTCTGCCCATATTTGAGATAAAAATGGATGATTTCTTTCCCTATGTGGATCGTGAATTGGAAAAGATCCTCTCTCCCTAGCCATTTCACATGATGATCTATATGCATTTAGGCTAAGATTTTTATATATTTTTTCTGTCATTTTAATTGAATTTTCACTTCCATACTTTATCCCCATGTATGCAAGAGCGTCTCCGAGTCCAGTTATTCCGAGACCTGTTCTTCTTCCTGCGACTGCTTGCTCTTTTACATTTTTCCATAGATCAAGTTCAATTCTTTTAACAGCAGTAGGCTCGGGATCATTTCTAACTTTTGATATAATTTTATCTATCTGTTCTACCTCTATATCTATCATATCATCCATTAGCCTTTGTGCCTTACGAACTACATCTGCAAATTTATCAAAATCAAAAAATGATGAATTTGTAAACTTATTCTCTACAAATGATGCAAGGTTTACTATCATAAGCCTACAACTATCATATGATGATAAAATAATTTCACCGCATGGATTTGTAGAAATAGATGAAAACCCCTCTTCTGCGTAGATGTCAGACGGAGTCATTGAGGTTGCAGTATCCCAAAATAAAACACCTGGCTCAGCTGATGTATAAGCATTGTCAATTATTTCTCCCCAAACCTCTCTTGCATTAAGTTTCTTAACAATCTCAGGATTTTTAGAATTTACTGGCCACATTGTCTCAAATTCTTTATCATCTCTTACTGATTTCATAAATTTATCCGAAACCCTTATTGAAATATTTGCACCTGTAACTCTTTCTAGATTTCTCTTTATTTTTATAAAATCTTTAATTTGCGGATGATGAACAGATATTGTCAACATTAGTGCACCTCTTCGGCCACCTTGTGCAACCTCTCTGCAAGAGTTGGAAAACCTATCCATGAATACTTCTATCCCATCGGTTGTTCTTGCTGCGTTTCCCGTTGACAAACCTTTGGGTCTAATTTTACTCAAATCAAAACCAACACCGCCCCGTCTTTTGGCAATTTGAACTAACTCTTGATCAGTTTTTAAGATTCCCCCATATGAATCATAAGGAGATTCAATTACAAAACAGTTTGAAGTACTCTGTATTTGATGAGAGTTTCCAATTGCTGACATGGGGCTTCCCTGTGGGATAACGTATTTAAAATCTTTAAATAGATCATAAATTTCCTCATATGTCATTGGATTTGGATATAACATCTCTATTCTTGCAAACTCTTTTGCTAGCCTGATATGCATATCGTTTGGATTTTTTTCATAAAAAAATCCATCTCTATCTGATAATGCATATTTTCCAGCAAATACACCAGCTGCCAATTCATCACCATCAAAGTAATCTAGAGATGACTTATATACATCATCATATTTAAACATTTCTATATCCTATTTTAATTTTCATAATTTACCTGTTTCCACTTTTCTTTTAAAAGAGACTTCAAATCTGACTTGTCAGATTTAATTACATCCCCTAGTGACATTTCCTCTGCGTTTTCTACTACATTTATCTTAGACATAGATGTGTCTAAATAAACCGGAAATAAAATTCCATCTCTTCCCGCCCTATTTTTTGCAACAAAAAGCCTGCCGCACCCGGTAGATTTTTCTAAAGGTTTTCTTGATAGTGAAAGTACAACATCAGCTACCATAGCTTTTCCATAAGCTTCAGACATATTTTCTAGGCCAACTACAGAAGCATTTGAAGCTTCTCTATTTGCCTGAGATGCAGTCCATACCGGTATATTCAAATCCATTGCAAGATTTCTTAACTCTTCATATACTAGCTTGAGCTCATGCCTCAATGAATCGTAAGATCTAGAAGATCTCATAATATCAGCATAGTCAATGACAATAAGGCTTGGAACAAAACCTTTTAGCAAAAGCTTCTCTATGTGATTTCTAAGCGTGAGAACAGTTGCTGATCCAGTAGGGTATTCTTTTATTATAAGCCTTCCAAGATCACTATTTTCATATTCACTTAAAACCTGATCCTTTCTTTCAACTACTTCATTGCTTGGAATATTGCATAAATTACTATCGTATCTTAAACCTACTGCCCTTTCTGATAATTCAAAAGTATAATGAATGACATTTTTTCCTACCTTTAAAGCTTCACATCCAACATGAACTAGAAAATGAGATTTTCCAACACCTGTGGGTGCTGTAATTACTCCAATTTCACCTCTTCCTAGTCCTCCGTTCAATATATCTTTTGAATCTATCTGTTTAATTCCAGTAGGACATGTTGCTCTATTTATAGTTATAAATCTACTTTCATAATCCTGAAAGAAATCGTGCCCAAGTGTCGAAGGTGTCCCTTTGGAAATAGCTTCTTTCATCAGTGTTACAACTGATTCATATTTTTCAGTTGCTATAAGATCAACTGCGTCCTCGAGTGCACACTTTAACGCTTGTTTTTTACAAAAATCCAAAGACTTGTCTTTAACAAAACAAAGATCTCTAACATCTGGGTTTATTTTTACCCTATGTAAAAACTCAACTATTTGGTCTCTTAGAATAACATCATTTCCCTCTTTTAAATCATCACGAATTATAGTTATAAGAAGAGGAAGCGTCGGAAAACACTTATATTTTTCATAATATGAAAAATATTTTGACGTTAGATATTTTAAATATTCCTGCTCAAAAAATTCAGGTGTCATAACCTCAATCATTTGTGCAGCCCAGTTAGTATCAGTTATAAATGATTGAAATATCTTTTCCTGAAAGGATTTGCCGTATTGCCCGAAATAGGATTCTTGATTCATTAAACTCTCTTATGATAACATTTTCATTGTTAAAAAAATTCTATCGATGTCAATATTTTTTATTGACTCATCTTGAAAAATCTTTAATACTGACATTTTATTTCTTTTTGCAGCAAAAGTATCAACAGTATTTAATATTCTTTTAATTTGATTCACTGAAAGATTTCCCGTGTCAAGGTTAATTAATTTCCAATTTCGTCTTATGACATTTTCTGATTTTAAAATTTCAGAATAAATTTTAACTCTAGATCCATTTTCTATCTGTCTTCTACACTCAGACATAATATCAGAAATTAAAAAAAACTTTTCTGAAGATAGAAATGGAAACCTTTTCGCAATAGTTTTAAATCCTGCACCTTTAACTCCTGAAATATTATCCGAAGAGTCACCGCATATTGACTTTGCAAGACAGAAATTTTCTGCAGATATTCCAAATTTATTTTTTACTTCATTAAAAGATACAAACTTCTTCCAAGTAGGAGAGTATATGAGTGTCTTTTTATCAAGAAGCTGGTAAAAGTCTTTATCAGAAGACACAATGACTTTTTTGTTACCTGCTAGCTTGTATTTACATAAATACCCTATAACATCATCTGCTTCACATTCAGGTGTGTATATTTGACAAACTGGTAAATTATTCAATGCTAGTATCAATAATGAAACTTGTTTATTTCTACTTTGAACTGTGTCAGGTATGTCATCACCATAGTATCTATTTAATCGCTGGGGCCTTCTTCCCATCTTATACTCTGGGTATATCTGTCTTTTTCTTGTAGACCCTCCACCTTCCCATACTACGACAACTCTTTCAGGTTTAAATTTTTCACAAAGTCTTGAAATAGAATACAGTGTACCTACTATTCCACCTATTGCTTCACCATTTTCGCTTGTAGAAGGATTTGCTACAAAATGCCTTGTAAATAAATTCAAGCCATCTATAATCAAATAGCTAGCAGTCATTTTTAAATTATATCTTCTATTTCTAGAGCTGCTGCCTCTACTTCTACATATGATTCAATGTCTATATCAGGTGAGGATTGAAATTTTTTAACCATTGCCTTTTCTAGAAGTGAATCAAGGTGATCTGAATACTCTTTATTCTCTAGTATTTCATTAAACTCAGACTTTCTAAACTTCTTGTCTACTACTGACTCACCCGTATCCGTATTAATAACAGATAGATTTTTCCAGCCCCCAGTTCCTGAAACTTCTATTCTATATCCGTTGACATCTTCAGGGCCATTCTTTCTTAACAGGTCAAATACTTGCTCATGTTCTTTTATGCCTACACCAAAATGAATTTCGAAATTAATTTTTCTAAAGGGCGGGGCGACCTTATTTTTAACAGTTTTTGCTGAAACATTAATTCCAATAACATCATCACCATCCTTTATTGGCTGTCCCGCACCTAGTTTTATTCTAGTAGACGCATGAAATGGAATTGCCTTTCCGCCCGGAGTAGTATCTGGATCGCCAAACATTACTCCAATTTTAGTTCTAATTTGATTTAAAATAACAAATAAGACATTTTGATCACCAATTACACCAGTAATTTTTCTCATTCCTTTTGAGATAGCCCTGGCTTGAAGACCTATTGATTCTTTATCATAGTCCCCTAGCAGCTCGGCCTTTGGAGACGATGCAGCTACTGAATCCCATATAATTGTAATTGGAACATCTTTATTCATTCCTTTTGCTTTCAATATTGTAGATTCAGCAACTTGAAAGACCTCTTCTGTGCAGTGTGTATCAACATATACAAATCTTTTTGATACGTCTACACCAAGCATGTTTAAATTTTCAACACTAGTTGCATTCTCTGTGTCTATATAGACAACTATTCCGCCCATTTTCTGTGTAGATCTTGCAATCTGTGTTGCTATGTGTGACTTTCCGATGGAGGGTGGTCCAAAAATCTCTACTATCCTGCCTTCAGGTAGTCCTCCTGACTTTCTATTTGAACAAATATAGTCTAGTAATCTAGACCCGGTAGATATCCACCTTTTTACATGCGTAGGTGATTCATCCACAGAGAGATTATAGGCAACTCGTGAACCGTGATCTTTGTTTAAAGATTTAATTAAATCAGAAGTAAAATCTTCTGCATTATTTTTTTTAGACATATTTTTCCCCTACGTTATTTTAAAAACAGTATCTAAACTGTTTAAAAAAAATGCCCCGTAATGGGGCATTTTAGAGAATTATTCATCCATTAAATCAGCAAAAGCATCATCAAGACTACCGTATGTTTTCGAAACAGTTTCAGTATTTTCAGACGTATTTGAGTAACCTGTAGATCCAATACTGTCATCATCTGTTTCATTAATCCAGTCATTAATAATCTTTGAAAGTTCATCATATGACTTACACTGATAAATCTCTGATAGATCTGGTATATCACCAATCCATCCAGATGCCTGTTCAGAATTTTCTGAAAGCAGGGATTGCTTTCCTCTTGGGCGAACTTCAGTCATTGCCCACTTTCTTCCCGGCTGCTTGACACATGAAACCTTGATATCCCTTCCGGTCTTTGGATCAGTGATATCTCCGTAATCCTCATCTAGCATTAGCCCCAAAAGAGCTTGATATACTGTCTTTCCAAATCCCCAGATTTGTACACCCTTGTCTTCTTCGCCTCTGACAATGACAGGCGCATATGTTCTCATCTTTGGATAAAGCTTCTTTGCAAGCTCATATGACTCTTTAGATCCGTCATCGCGAAGCTGAGTAATAAGCTCTTGAATAGGATCAGGATTTTGAAACTGGTATGGAGCAAGCAAGCCCCTGTTATTTCCAATTCCATAGTAGAACCACATCTCCCTAAAGGGTTGACCATCATTATCTGGAAAAGATAGCAATCGAACTACATGTTCTTCGCCTTCTGTTGGTTTCCACATGGATGACCTGTTTCTATTTGCACCGCTTAGACGGTCCAGCTTCTTTCTAATTGCTTCAAAATCAATTGCCATTTTATCTCCTATTTTTTAATGTACAAATTGTAATGTGTAATATCTAACAAAGATTATTTACATTTAAATAATAGTATATAAAACTGAAATGTTCATTTTTTTACTTCTTTGTTTTTGCCAAGGAAGCACCGCCAAAAGCACTTCCGGCAATCTCAGCCCGCTTTTTAAGCGATGTATTAAAATTTGATGCGCCAAGTGGAAGTGTGTATCCAGCTATACCAGCAACAACACTTTGCTCATCAACTTCTTCACTCTCGTCATGCTCTTCGTCAGTAGCTAGGATCTTTTTTTTTTTACTTTCTTTAAGCTTTC